TTTGTTTTTTCCATTGTTTTTGCTATCGCGTCTTTAGCGAAAACAGAAGCTTTTGATCCAAGAGGACGACCTTTTTCTGTTGGAGTAGTTGTTTTCTTAATTGGTGGTTTAGCTGCTGGAGCAGCAACATCTGGCATAGCAGGAGGAATAACTGGAACGCCACCAACGATTGGATTGTAAAAACCTTTTTTGCGTTCCTCTACAAACTTTGTTTGAGCAGCAGCTAATTCTTCTTGAGTTGGATATATACCAGTCTCAATAACTTTTATACCTTCTTCTGGAGGAAGAATTCCAAGTTCCATCATGCGCGTGACTACGCGATTAAATTGTGTTTCGTCTTTAATTGAAACTTCTTCGAATTTAGCTGTAGGACATTTACCTTTAAAGCCTAAATTCTTAAATATTAATTCCATTTCTGGGCGTAAAAAGTCATTCAAGAAAGCGTTTCTAGCTTCTTTCAAGCGTTCAAAGAATACTTGAGCTTTTACTGTTGTATTAGCGAATTTTTCAGATCCAATTAAAATATTTTGCAGACCTTCTTTAATATCTTCGTTTACAATTTTATATTTTTCATAACCCAATACTTTGTTCATATCAGGGATAATAAACTCAGCTTTTGTTGTATAATCAGCAACAAGAACGCGACCAACAGATTCGTTGTTCAATAAGCCTTGCATGGCTTTTATATTTTTATGATTAATTCCTCCTTTGCTAGGTTCTGTACCCATTGTTATTAATAGAATAACATTTTCAATTGTACGGCAAATAGCTTGATCAATCTTTTTCATTTCGAGTTTAAAATTGATATCGTCCAAAACAGCAAATCCAAAAGGTATGGCGAAAGGTTCATAATCCTGCTTCTTATAAAAAGAATAAATAACATCAGTGGGATTAAGCTGAATCTTCAAACCGTCTTGCGCCCATTGACCATTTTTAATCTTTGTTTGCGTTTCTTTATCTAAACTATTTAAAACTTCTACATCTCTGTCATTTTTTGGATTCTGCAATCTTTCTAACTCATATTCAGAAAGGATTTTTTGATAAACAACTTTTCTCCAAGAACTTGTTCTATTCACTGTTACATAAAAAGGATTCATCAAAATATATTGTACAGGAATTAAATTCTTAACATCATATGATGTAGGATATTTATGAATTTGAACATTAGTTTCATAAGATCCGCCATCATAATTAGCGTATGTTTCTAATATACTTTGAAAATCATCTATTGTAAATTTAGCATTTACTTTGTAAAAGAAAACATTTCCACTTCTATAATACTCGCGAAAATACTGATCTTTTACGTTCCACATCTTTGTGTACTTCATCCATTTGGTAAAAAAGTCGCGAGCTTTTTGACTTCCACCTTCTAAATATATTTCAGCGTTAGCAAATTCTGACATTATATCAACTGCATTCCTAAAAATAGCTACATTAGCATATGCTTTTTGACACAACTCAATTGCGTCACGGATATTATAGCCATTAACAGACATTTCGAAAGGCAACAATCCTTCACGAATATTCGCATACTTATAAATCTTTGGTCCTACATAAGCTAAATTTCTACGCAAAGAGGTATTACCGTCTCCAGAACTGGACATGTTAGTTCTTTCATAACTAGCGGCGCTTTCATAAAAAGAGTCGCCAAAAAAAGATGGAGATGATTCAGTATTATTATTGATTAAGTCTTCTAGATTAGAATTTTCATTTTCTTTAGCACCTTTAGAAAATCTATTCCAATAAGAAGATTTTTTATTATAAGAGCGACTCATATTTCTTTATTTTACACTTATAACTTTAAAAGTGACTTTCAAAGTGACTTTTAAGCTATAAACATTGGAGTAAATGTTTCTGCATTGTCTTCTACAGTAACACTTCTCATATCAATTATAATCTTTGTGAGCCAATTTCCTAATACTAATGCAGAATAACTATCTTTTCTCGGTTTATCTGGTCCAGATTTACGCTTAAGATTAGCTGGCAGGTCAAAATTTTGCATGCCTTGAGCAGAAGTTGTTATCTGTATAAGAGCGCATTCTGTTTTTGTTAAAAGTATCATATCTGACAAATGTTCAACAAAATCAATCATTCTTGCGCCAACATCCGCTTTATCCAAATCTGAAACATTAGAGAATTTAAGATTTTCTATTCCTATTCTTTTATTTATTTGAGATTTGTAATGATCATCCATAGCTCTACTAGCAAAATAAATACGACGATGATCAAAATTAGCTTGCAATAATTCGTTAGCTTGACGTATCCAAGCTGAAGTTGGCTTTCTTAAGAAAACCATTTTATAATCTGACTTATTATATTCCGTTTTAGCGGAATAAAGATTAGTTTGATATTCCTCTGGTCTTTCAAACTCTGTAGTAATAGATTTTAATTCAATCTTTTCATCTTTAAATAATTCACTTTCATTACATGAATTCATGAATTGAACACCGCCGTTATAGTCCATGCATATCGCAGTGACATTAAAGTTTTTTAATACATATAAAAAATATTTAATATGTTCTTTTAATGAAGCTCCAGCTAAAGCGTAAGAATGTACTAAAGTACCCATTTGTTTTTCATAATTAACTTTTATAACTTGAATTGCAAAATCGTCAGAAGCTTCTGTTTCTGACCAAGATGGATCGACTGCCACAATGTATTCGTCTTCAGGATTGCCAACGACTTCTACAGATGGCATCTCTCCATCAGGAACGGTACATAGTGCCATTTTAGATATTTTAAAATATCCAGAACTATCATCTGTAAATTGAGCGCCAAACTCTCTTTGGAACTGCGACTCACTCATTGTTGCTTTCGCTTGATTGATTAGATTTTGATCGTATAACTGAACTGGAGCGCAATCATAAGAAAACTGCATAACACATCTCTTAGACGAATCATTTGGTTTAGGATTATGTATTAAGTTATCGTATTGTTCATATAGTTTATATAAATATTCGAATTTGAAAGATGCAGAAGATAGCGCGATTAATTTATTGTTAGGCCAAACATATCTATCTTCTTCTTTCATTTCTCCGCGCTCAATTAACTGTGTTTCTAGATTATACAATTCTTCGCGTTGAGTAGGATTTTGAACTACAGATAAGAATGGTACAATTACTTCGTTGTAAATACGTTCAGGCATCAAAAGAAACTCGTCAATAATAATACGATGAAAGCGAAAACCACGAAGCTTTTCACCATCGCCCAAAGGTAATGCGCGAATACGGCTTTTACCTATCTCCATTAACCATTCGTCGTTGTTTTTAGAAACATGAGTAATACATTGTTTTAAAAGATATGCTTCAGGCTTCGCCGCAATATCTTCGATCTTTTTAAATATCATTTTCGACTGACGAAACGAACGAGACATAATACCAATCTCAATTCCTTGATTTAGTATAGCATCTAATACAGCAAAAATACCAGTAGTATAGCTTTTACTCATACCACGCGACCAAACTCCTAAAAAATAATCACTTTCTAACATAGACTTCACAGCCATGTGTTGAAATGGAAATAATTTTACTCCTGTAATTAAATCAGTAGTAAAAGTAATATTGTTTCTTAAGAATTGATAAAATAAAAGCTTTGCTTCACGCTCTTCCAAGAAACCTTCTTTTTGAGAAAGTTCCTCGTTTGAGATGAATGGGCTTTTTCTTATTTTTTGATTACCTGTTTCCCAACTCATGATCTAAAAAGTATTGTAAATCTACCTGCCATAAATCTTTACCAAAATATAATAATCTCGGAATAAGATCTATGGACTTTTTTCTACTGCCTGTAAAAATAAATTGCAAATGTCTAGGATATTTATGCGTCAAATTCCTTAAATTATGAAATACATATTCTAAATTTGTTTTTCGTTTAAATTTTTTATGATTATTTATTATAGAATCAATTGTTGTTTCTATAACCACAAATAAATATCCTTCAAGCTCAACTGTACGTTGCACTTCTCTTTCAAAGCGATCTACGCCAGAAGCTAACGTTCCTAAAAAATCGTTTTCGCTTTTTCTGTCAATAAAAGTATAATTATACTCTTGAGCATTCATCAAATAATCTCCAACAAATAATTTTTCAATCTTAGTATTTGGAAATTCCAAAGGATCTTGTTCGCGAGTGTCAACCAATATCGTTTCGTTTTTTAAATAAACTTTGCTAAAATCTTTTGGCAATGGCTTATTAAAAAGTGGTTCTTTATCTAATATTTTACATACAGAATTATAAGAACCAAAATGCTTTTTAAATAAATCAATAGTTGGTAAATTCAAAGATTTTAGTTCGTTATAAAACGGCGCGAAAACATAATCTTTTGCTTTCATTCTTTTCTGTAATATCTCAATATACTTTTGTTTTACTATCTCTTGATTCTCATTTTTATCCCATTCAAGAAATTCATCAAAATTAATAAATTCTGTATTAAAATATTTAATTTTATTTACAAAAGGAATAGGTTTTTTATAATACAGAGAAAGACGAGGATAATATTTACAATAATATTCTCCTTGATACATTCCATGTTTTTTTAAATGAGCGTGAAATGATTTATCGTTAACAAATTGTTCTTTACATATTTTACATTCTATCATATGGCATCTTCCTTTGTAATGCCTAATATTCTAGCTTTCCAAGCAGACATCGTTTCCAATCTATCCGCTTCTTCTTTAACAACTTTCTTTTGCATTTCCGCAATCTGAATCATCATCTTTCTTTCGTTTTCATCTTGGAATAATTCTACGAGACTAAGAATAGAAGCATTCTTTTGTTGATGCGATTCTATGCGTTTTGCACGTTCACCATTAAGTTTCTGAAGCGATTTATCAATACGTTGAGCGCATTGATTATATTCTTCACTGATAGTTTTTAGAACCTCAGTAAGACGCATTGTAAAATCTTTTTGTTCTTGAGTATCATTAAACATTTCATTGACTTTATTCTTTTTCATGTCAATCTGTTTAAGATTTATATAATCCATGCACACATTGATATATAAATTTATTTCATCAATAGTAAGATCTGGCTTATCCCAAACAGAACGAACAAACTCAGCTTCAAAAAGATCTTTATCATTTGCGCTACGATAAGAATCATAATTTTGAACAAAACGAGGACTGTTAAGATAACTTAATAGTTTCTCTAAATATTTTCTATGCTGCAATGTTAGTTTTTCTTCCGAAAGATCTTGACCTGCCCATTTGTTTACTTTCTTAATAACCGTACCCAAACTTCTTGGAACAACATATTTTTCATTTACCGCTGATTCACTATCGACTAAATATTCTGGATATTTTTCTTTTATATATTTATGAACTGCTCTATATTGAGGAGTAATAAAAACATTAAGATTAGAAACTCCAGCCAACTCTTTAGCGAACAATAACTCCGTAATTTGCTTTGGTGTTATACCAGTTTTAATATTTTGATCTATGAATTCTATATGAGAAGTAGTCAAAGATTCTGAATCTGGCTTTGGTTTCGCCTTCTCTTTCTTACTTAACGATCCAGAAGAAATCATGTAATCTCTAACCGCTTTAGCTTCTTTCGATCTGCCTTGAAGATCTTCTCTATTATATAATAGATTCGCGATAACAACATAATCTGTCAAACCTTCTTCTATTTTCTTGTTTATAAAAATTTTTTGTTCTTCAGATAAATTATTCATTGTTAAAAATATCGTTATCCTTCATTAAAGCTTTCGCTTTTAAATAAAGCATTTTTTTTAAATTTTTAATCTGCTTATATCCAGCTTTTCGACCTTTCTCACTCGTCTTAAATTTTAAAAACTGAGCAACCTCATCGTCTGTGAGACAATCAATAAAAAACATTTTATATGCAAAAAATTGTTTATCGGTTAAATTATTCTTCATTAATAAATGAAGTTTTTTTTCTGCTGAAGAAAAATTTACGCTTTCACTTTCTGGTATAGATACAAAATAATTTTGATGATTTTGTAAACTTACAGTCATTTTTAAATCATAAGCATTCTTCTTTGTTTTTTCCCATTTAGCATACAATGGACATTCATTGCATTGTTTTTGGCTTCGCGTGAAACCGCAAGAATTCTCTTCGTTTCCTAATGAAGCTCCTTTATTTGTGTTAAATGAGCAATTAACACATGGTTTCACAAAACAACTATATGAATTTCTAATAATATTTTTTATTTGATTCGATACGATTCTATTGACCCAAGGCTCTATGGGGCGCTTCTGATCCCAGAGGTGCCATTTCTTATGTATATGAATTTTTATTATCTGCTCAATGTCTTCAAAATCGAACCAAACAATTGCCTTTAACTTCCACTTCGCTTTTCTTTTTTTTATGACTTGATCTATAATTTCATACATCTCTTCAAAAGTTTTTTTATTTTTATGCTTCATTTATCTCGTTGAAATTCTTACTAGAAGCACATTCTTTTAATGATTGAGAAAGATACTGCTCTTTAGTAAGCTTTTCTATTTTACCAACTGGCCTAGAGAACCTTTCGGAAGATGGTGGAGAGTTAACTATATCTTTTACAGAAAATTTATTTTTTTCTGATTTTTCGATTTCGTACTCTAATCTTTTTGGTTTTACGACTGATGTTGGCAAACCATCATCATCTACATCTGCCCTTGATGGAGTAGGAACGAGTTTTTTAGGTTGATTTTTTTGAATCAACGACGCTAAAGGATTACCACAACTAGAACAGAACTTCGCTCCTACTCCATTTTTAGAACCACATTCGCTACAGTACATACACTAATATTATATGACTATACATTAACTTTATCTAATTTTTTGAACACGCTGACTATATACTTTAATATCTCACTTCTCATTATATCTTCTTCATCAAACTGAAAACAATAAATACCACGTTCTTCGCTTTCTTTATTATTAAAAAGATCATATACTTTTACGAAACCTGATTTATTACCAATATCTGATTGCATTGCATCGCCACAAATAAACATCTTTGTATTTTCGCCAATACGAGTCAAAAGAGTAACTAGTTCTTTTGTGCTATAATTTTGAGATTCATCGGCAATGATAACCTTATCATTCCAAGTTGCACCTCTTAAGAAATTAATTGGTAAAGCTTCAATAAAACCATTTGTTTCTAAATATTTAGATTGAGCCATTGGCAATAACTCATCTAATTTATCATACAAAGGCATCATAAATGGATTAAACTTCTCATCAACAGTTCCAGGAAGAGAACCTAATGCTCTTTCTCCTGATTCAGCTATTGTTCTTATATATTTAAGCTCAGACTTAGGATTCATATTTAACATATGAAGAGCGCAGTATACAGCTAAAAATGTTTTTGAACTACCTGCTGGACCGTTAATAAAAATGATTTTGGTATTCTTATCAAAAGCTATTTGAGCGAAACTTTTTTGTTTATCGGTAAGCTTAAAATCTTTAATATTCAATCTTACAGATCGAAAATGATTATCTGCAATAATTTCCTTAAAATCATCTCTATCTTTTATATTTTTCTTCTTTTTGGTTGACATGTTATAAAGGAAGTTACACTATGTTATATGGTTTTTCACTGTTTAAGTGTTCCGTATTCACCTACGCAAAAAAATGTATCGTTGTGCGCTTTCGTACAAAAGGTTTATAAATTTTGTGACGAAATGACAAAAAGAGGACATATTGTTTATCATTATGGACATGATGAATCTATTGTAAATTGCACAGAACACATTAATGTTACTAATAATGATATATTAAAAAACAGTTATGACAACTTAAATGATTGGAAGACGAAAGGATTTGACCAAAGCGTTAATACAAAAGCAGTCGAAATATTTAATAATAACTGCATTAACGAACTGAATAAAAGAATTAAATCTAATAACGAATTTATTTTGTGTTGGTTTGGTTATGCACATGAACCTTGCGTAAAACATTTTTATGATAAAGCTATTATAATAGAACCAAGCATTGGTTACGATAGTATGTTTGCGCCAATCAAAATGTTTGAAACATATAGCCAAATGCATAAAATGCATGGATCGGCAAAAACTTATATTGATTTTGGATCTGAATATGTTGTTTATCCAGGTTTTGATCCTGATGACTTTATATATAATAAAGAGAAATCTAATGCTGGATTATTTCTCGGCAGAATTATTGAAGACAAAGGGGCCAAATTAGCTTATGATATTTGCAATCACATAGGACAAGATATAATTTTTGCTGGGCCAAACATATTAAATCTTAAAGATACTAAATATTGTAAATTCGCAGGATTTGTAGATCCCATCGAAAGAAAAAAATTATTAAGTGATGCGAAATTTTTATTCGCACCTTCATTATTTATGGAACCTTGTAATTGGGTTGTTATAGAATCTCAATTTTCAGGAACGCCACCTATTACAACAGATTTTGGCGGATTTACAGAAACCATATTACAAGGAGAAACTGGATTGAGATGCTCTAGCGTAAACGATATGATTTACGCTATACAAAATATAGATAAAATAATTAATAACGAAAATTGTTACAAAAACGCTGCTTCAAGATTTACTATAAAGCAGCAATGTGATTATTATGAATATTTATTCAAGTCTTTAATGCATTGATCTATTTTTTCTTTTACCATATCAAAGGTAATTTCTTTAGAGCATTCAAAATCTTTATTTCTTGGACACCAAGCCCAATTACCTTTTTCAAAAGGTAAAGAAGGATCGTTCCAACAACTATTGCAAACGCTTTTATTTATAACTCTATATGGAGTATAGAATTCTGAAATAGGATCAGAAAATCCAGAAATTAAAACCACTGGTTTTCCTACAGCCCAAGCTAACCAAGATAGTCCTGAACCAAGACCAATAAAGAAATCACAGAAATACAAATCATTTATTCTTTCTGAGAATGGCAAGTCTCCAGTTTTGTCTATAGAATTCACAGGAATATAATTAACATGCTCGCCGCATCCGATATTATTATTCTTATCTATAGATACCACATCATATCCTAAAGAATTTAAATAATCTATAACGCGAGTCCATCCAGAAGGATTATTCCAGAATTTTGCCTGAGAAGTGGAAAGAGATCCAATGCATACATACTTTCTCTTGAAATTATTTTTAAGATTAGATGGTAATGATACCTTTGTTCTGCATTCTTTATGATCTATCTTTAGTATCTTAGAAGCTATTTCTTGTAAGTTTAATTGATTCCACTTTACGCCATCAATATCAAAGCATCCAATTGAATGATATTTACAAGAAGCGTCTGGCTTTTCCCAATAATTATAAAAGTTTATATTTGGATACGAAGATTGAAATAAATCTTTATGAGGAGTATAAAAATTTACTTGTGCATTTTTTTCTTTCTGAAAATTATCAACAATGCCCATCCAAGCTATTGCGTCTCCAAGAGATCCTGATTCATTTACGATATCAAAAGATAAAAAATCTTTTTCTACAGATAAAAGTAGATTATTTGACATGTCATATATTTCAAATTTCAATTTATCCTCGACTACATAACCATCTCCAAGCGTAGAAAAGTAAATTACATTAGGATCTAAATTTAAATCAGCTTCATAGACGTAATCATTCTTTTTTGTATCAAAAATTTTAATTTTTACATTTATTGTTTTATTAGTTGTATTCTTATATTCGACTCCTTTATTTTTGTTTATGAATTTCACAAACTCAACTTTATTAATATCAAGAAGCAGACTGCGAATACATTTATTTGCTATTTCAGAAGCTCTTTTCCAAGAAAATTTTTCTCTTACAACGGCAGATTCTTTAATAGCTATATTATTGTAATAAGAGAAATTATTATAAACATCAATCATCTTACAAGACAAATCTTTAAAATCTGGAATATAGTAATTTCCAGATATTCCTTTATCAAACTGTCTATCACTATAAATAGATGCTGGTTCTTCGCCAAGAACGTTTACTGGAATTCCAAAAGTTTTAGCGAATTCTAATTGTGCGCTACAATCGGAGTATATTGAAACTGTGCCGCAAGCCATTGCTTCTATCAACGGTAAATTCCATCCTTCTGCGCGAGAACAAGATAAAAATACATGAGAACGCTGCAATAGAGAAACGTATTCTTCTCTTGTTGTGAAAGATAATGATTTTATATTTTCGCTTTCGAGATCATAATGCTTTAATCTATTTTTTGTAGAACCCAAACCATCAATATCAAATGGATTATCAACCAACAATAACAGTTCGACATTTTTATTATTTTCAAAACACTCTTTGAAAGATCTAATTATCTCCATTGTGCTTTTTCTGGCGTCCCATCTACCAACTAGTACAAAAGTAAACTTCTGAAACTTTTCTGATACAGGAAAAAATGTATTTCCATCGACTCCCAATGGAACAACTTTTAATTTTTGTTCAGGAAAGTTTTGCTTTACTAAATTTTGTTTTTGCCATGTAGACGGAACCCATAATTGATCAAAAGTTCTTAATTGATTTAAGAAATCTTCTGGAAACTTAGTCGTTTCATACATTGTATATGCAATTTTTGGACCAATGTAATTTTCATAAAAATAATAATGATTTACACCATCCATTATCAGATTAATGTTTGGCGTAAAATCATTTTTATGATTATAAATAGGATAGTCAGATCGTGAACCATCATTATTAAACAAAGTTTGTTTATGTAGAATGGTTTTATGATTTTCTTTAATGTCTAAATCATGAGGAGTTTGATTATAACCATTCCAATTTTTACCTATCGTGAAATTTCTTACTTTGACATTGCATGAATTATTTAATTGCGGCAACAATTCTTGACAAAAAGAATTTAAACCGCCAGTACCAACAAAACTACAACTAACTTCTAGTTTTACTTGATTACGGAATAATTCTTTCAAATGATTCATTGCTGCATCGGCAGCATTTTCCCATGTGAATGTTTCGCGGATATATTTTGACTCTTTTATAGCCTTTTGTTTATAAAAAGAATAATTGTTATAAACATCAACCATCTTCTTTTCTAAATCTTGAAAATCCGGCTCATACCAATAACCGGGAGAATTCTGATTTTTATTGTCTTCGAAATTTTGTGCCAATACTAAACCTTTTATTCTAACTGGTACGCCAAGATTTTTTGCGAATTCTAACTGACCACTGCATTCAGAGTAAATAGATGGAGTGCCGCAAGCCATCGCTTCGATAAGAGGTATGTTCCAACCTTCTCCACGCGCACAAGAAAGAAATACATGCGCTGTTTGCATATATTTTATATAATCTTGCTTTGGAACGAAATCAACAACCTTTATGTTCGGGGCATATAGATTATGTTTGTTTAATCTTTCTTGAGTACTCTTAAAACCGTCTCCATTAAATGAATTCGCGACAGAAAGAATGAGTTGAACTTTATTGTTGTTGCCAAAAACATTTATAAAACTTTGAATAACTTCTTTTGTACTCTTTCTATCTCCCCAAGCACCAAACATAACGAAAGTAAAAATATCATCTTGCGAAGAAGAAACCGTTGTTTCATAAACTTCAGGATTGACTGCTTCTCTTACAATTTTTACTTTATTTTGTGGTATTCCTTGGTCTATCGTTACCTTTGCTTGCCATTCTGTAGGAACCCAAACTTGATCGCATTCTAGCAGCTTGGCGAAAAAATCTTCTGGATACAATGTATTTTCCCAAACAACATAACCAATCTTTGGTCCTTTATAGTTTTGATAAAAATAATAATGATTTACGCTGTTTAGAATAATATTAATATCTGCAACATAATTATTCTTATAATTATACAATGGAAAATCTTCTAGATTTCTGTCAGCATTGAATAAGCTTTGAGAAATAAGCAGGTTTCTATCTAATTCAGTAACATCTGCATTATGAGGATCATTATATTTATCAATATATCCGCTCCAATTAGGTCCAATTGTGAAATTTCTAATTTTTGTTTCTGTCTTTTTACTAAGTGCGCGAAAAAAACCTTTTGAGTGAGCATTGTAACCAGTATTTCCAACGTAACTTGCGTGACCTAAGATTTTCATTTGATAATATTTATAAATTTACTAAAAATAATATTTTTGGAATCAGATTCAGTAATTCTAACGTAAACATAATCATAGTTACCAACGAGTTTTCCAACACAAAAATGAAAGTATTTAAATATTTCGGCCCTACTAAAATTAAATAATAAATCACCAGTTTTGCTGTACACATCAATATCAACATGTTCGGCAAACTTCTTTTCGGGCATAAAGTTTTTACGACTCAAAACTAAATCGTTATCACTGTTTAACGTCAAGTATAATTCATCGTGCGCGAAAACAGTATGTAAATAATTATCTTTTATATCATTGAATTCTTGTATAGATTTTACTCTATGAAAACAATATATATCATTTATATGAGCAGGAAGTCTTCTTTGAGAAGAAAAACAATGTGATGCGCCGTATTCATTATATTTTTCGACATATAATTTATTTGTTTCTTCGATGTCAACGGTTGGTAATGATTCTGTATAATTATACTTAGAAAGAAGTATGTTAAAAGCGTCTTCGTCGTGCAAAGCAAAGATTCCCGGTCGTGTATTTTTGTGAGTTTGATACATTTCTACAGCTTCAGAAAAGAAATTGTGATGACTAGAATTATAAACTATAACATTTGCTTTTCTTCTTGGATAAATTGTAATAGGTATATTTAAAGCGTCAGATAATACCTGCAAACCATGCAAAGGCTGGCCGTCACCAAAGAAATTTGTATGAAATATAGTATCGTAAAGATTTAGATTGATTAAAGGATGATTTTGTAGCTTAGAAACATGATTGGCGACATGATCGGCGGTAACAGTTAAAAAACAATCAGTATCAATGTATACAAAATTACTATTAGGATATCTTTCGCAGCTATCTTTCAAACAAAAAGGTTTGATGTTGCGTAATAAATTAATATCTTGTTCATCGTCTTTAAATATATAAAATGGTACAGATATAAACTGTTCTTTATTAAGTTCTAAATCTGTTGTTACGTCTAAATTGTAATTAAGACTGTAAATAATACATTTTCGATTAGAGAACATACTTATTGTACGAAGCATTTCTTTTGCAACGTGTTCGTATTTCTTATCAAAGTAAACTACCCAATAAAAATCTTCTAATAATAACTTTTTATTGTAGAAAAGGTTATCCTGTATGCCCAAATCATTCTTATAATAGAAATGAGACAACAAAGATTCGCGATTTTGTATGTATAGTTTTTTGTCTTTGTATATTGCTTCTCCGATATACCGCCCGTCTCGGCGGGTATTACAAAGTTCAGAGAAACTTGTTATTTGTATATCGCGTTTCGATAATTCGGTATTTATATGATGTTCGTCTATACCTTTATATTCAGGATCTTGTAATAAAGATATATAGTCTGGAATGTTTTCGTAAAAACGATTAAAAAATGATACATTCTTCCATATAGTAAATGGTCCACGAATTCCAGAATAATAAGTGTCGTCTCCAATAGATAATATATCTTTATCTAGATAAGGTAATAAGATATCATACATATCACCAAACATGCAATCAATATCATAAAATCCTACATAATCATATTCTGACAGGTATCCTTCGAATAGGTGGGCGGCCAGGAGTTTATAATCACATAATTTTCTATTTTTTGATATGTCGGCCACAATGTTTGTTTTATTATATACTATATTCTTGTACGTTTCTTTACTTATATTGTATATTTTTATATTGGGGGAAGATACATTTAAAAATTGATCAGTAAAAATGAAAAAATTTATATTTGGGTTTTGATTTTTGCAAGATTGTAGATGAGCATCAAAGTAATCA